TTGACTTGGTAGACGCGTGTGTTGTAGTAGCGGGCTGTTGCTGTCCAGGAGTGGCTGTTGTGGTAGTGGTTGAGGAAGTCTTGGTTGATGGTCATACGGGTTTTACTATTCTCACGGTTTCTCACGGTTTCTCACCGGATTCTCACCGGTTTATGTATATGTCGGGGTAGTTGTCGTTGATGTCGTAGACGCGTGCACCTGTCGGGGTGGCGTCAGTGTCATCCCGTGACGTTGGGAACCGGTTGCGGTATGCGGCTTGTTCTGCTGCAAGCTCGACTGGTGCTTTTGTTCGCCGTCCTGTTGCAAGTGCTTTATAAGGTTGAGAGCGCCGTACCTTGTCTTGGCGGGCTGCAGCACGGTTATTGGAGTAGCCCATCAAAAAATTTTCGTTTGAAATGCACAGACGGACAGGTGGCCTCGGGCGAGGGTGCAGTTCTCTTCAGTTTCAGAAACAATTGTGCACAAACTTGTAGGTTTAGCACACCAGCCTGCATCAGTCAATAGCGACAACAAAGTATTTGGGTGCATCATGATTACCCAGTCGTCAACGTTTGTTCCACCTTTCGGGCGTGCCATAACGAATCCGATTGGTGATCGAGAATTTTCCATCTCAATTCGAGTCTCACGTAACCATTGGACAGGTTTCCATGCTGCAGCAGATTTAACCTCTACACAGATACCTGGCATCCCGGTAACGTCACCTTGATCTTCTGAACCGACTAGCCTCCGCCGTTCGGCATACGGGTAACCGTTCTCCCGTAGCCAATCGACAGCCTGGTTTTCGGTGGCACGACCTTTTGCTTTTGCTGTACCGGGAGTCACTTCCTAGTCCGGCCCTTTGCTGCGACAAGCATCCGGCCGTTTGCCTTCTGCTCAACAAGCAACATTTTGATTTCGTTGTTAATGAGGGACCGTTTAGTTCGTAACGAATCAATCCGGTTGGAAAGAGTTTCCTCGTTTTCAACAAGGGCAGTCTTCAATTCGTTCATGTTCATACAAGTGTCCTTTTTTGTGGGTGGGTGTACCCTTAGATTCTAACAGGTTTACCCCTACTGGTATAGTGCCATTATTGTTAGACCGTAAGGTGTCCAACTATGAGTGAGCTACTCCAAAAACTCGAAGCGATCCCTCTCGAAGAGATCAAGACGTGGGAACCGGAAGCAATCGCCTGGTACACCAAAACGTTGTTGCAAGAACGAGCCCTTCGTTCCCCGGCAGACTTTGCACTTCATCATTCCAACGGTATGTGGAAAGACTTTAAACATTTGCGGTACACCTCCGACGCAATTGTAGAAATGCTTGACAACGACTCATGCGATCTGCTATTGGTAGATCAACCTGTCCGTCACGGCAAATCTGAACTGTGTTCTAAATACACACCGGCCTGGTATCTCGCCCGGTCTAAAGGTAGGGACCGTGTACTTCTCGCTTCATACGAAGCAGACTTTGCTCGGGGTTGGGGCCGTAAAGTTCGAGACATTATGAAAGAAGTCGGCCCTGAATACGGGCTGACACCCAAAAAAGATGTGTGGGCGCAAGACGCATGGGAACTTGAACAGGGCGGCGGGATGTCAACTGCCGGGGCTAACGGTCCTATCACTGGCAAAGGCGGTCACCTTCTTATTTGTGATGACCCGGTGAAGTCAAAAAAGGAAGCTGACTCACCAACATTCCGGAAAGACGCATGGGAATGGTGGGATTCAACCTGGACGACAAGACGAATGGGAACAGGTACTAAGTATCTACTCATCATGTCACGCTGGCATATTGACGATCTGATGGGCCGACTCCTTGATGTCGATGACTATGGCATGAGAATTAAACGTCTTCATCTTCCAGCAATGGCTGAAGACGATGACGAGCTTGGACGGCGACCTGGGGAAGCGTTATGCCCCGAGCTTTATGACAGTGCCGCCCTTGAAAATATTCGGAAAACATCTCCGCTTGCTTGGCCTGCTCTTTACCAGCAGAGGCCAATTGCAATCGGTGGCGGCTTGTTTAAACGCGACAATTTCAAATCGTATAGGACACAGCACATCGGGTCTGATAAGGCATACCTGCTTGGTGAACGTCTAGTCGATGCAAACGAATGTTCTGTGTTTTCGACAATGGATACTGCGTACACAACAACCAAACGATCTGATTACACGGCGCTTGGTACGTGGGCAGTTACTCCACCGCGCAATGGACTATGCGATCTGATCCTTCTCGATATGCAACGTGTCCGTGTTACCGGTGCCGACCATTCGCCTTTAATCGAAAAAGTGTGGCGTGAACAGAAACCACGGTGGGTTGGCCTCGAAAAAATTATGGCAACCCATTCGCTGTTTGCAGAAGCACAACGTACGGGTGTTGTCATGCGATGGCTTGATGCAAAAGGATCTAAAGTTTCACGCGCCGAAACCGCAATGGCACTTACTGAACAAAACAGACTTTGGATTCCAGAAACTGCGGACTGGCGTGACGATTATCTTGATGAATTAACAATGTTTCCGTCGGCAGCACACGACGACATGGTTGACGTTACTTCCTATGCCGCAGCAGAAGTAGCTAAACACTCGGTGCGCGGTAAGTACAGTAAGAAGGAACCGCAGACTCCAGACGAAAAACTTTGGGATCAAATAAAAAAAATGAATAGTCCTTCACGTCACCATCCCGTACTTGGACGAATGTAAATGATTAGGCTGTAAAACATGAACTGGACAGTAAAACATATTTCGGGTTGTCGTATTCGTATTGAACGTTCACACACTGAACTTGTCGTATATTCTGTCCGGTGTGAAACCCCTGTGGTTGACATGCTTTTTGATCCTGTTGGAACAAAAGACTTTTCGTTTGATGTGCCCTACCTTGGTTCCTACACAATCAAACAGATCCCCTTGGTTGTAGGTGAACCTCACTCAACCAAAATCCTTGACGTTACTAATCCGGTCACACCTACCGAGCTTGAGCAGCTCGAAAAAATGTGGACCCACCCAGCAATACCCACACCCAAGCCCACACCCAAACCCAAGCCCACACCCATCACAAAACGGGCATCACGAAAGAAGAAACCATGAAAGTCCTTGGACGATTCCCCAGCTACGCAGTACGAAACGCCGACTTTGTAACCGGTAGACGCAAAGACGGAAGAGTTATTGACTTGCAAATTGATGTAGAAACACTCCCTGCAGTCGGAATGCTTTGTATCCACGAAGACACAGTTCTTGCAATGGTAAAGAAACTCAAATGGGAAATTGCTGAACCTGGCATTCTTGAAAAAACTAACAAACAACTTGGTGATCTGATAGTCGAACTTGCTGAAATGAAAGCCACTATGTCCGACCTTGCTGCGTACGCATCAGCATGACCGAAATCGCTGCCGTCGCTGCTTTTACAGTTATGGTTTTTGGTCTAGTTATTTTTGAGCTGCTCAAAGGCATCCGAAAAGAACGCGACGAATGGAAATCTGAACGTCGCTTCCTTATTGACCGTACCATTGCACGTCATGTTGGAGAAGTCCTTGCACTCGACCGTATGGACGACAGACGTGAACATGGCGACCAACCACAACGTGAGCATGTGCCCACCATTCCTGAAGGACTCTGATCTATGAGTGACGTTTACGCTGCAAATGGAAGTGACGCCTATACCGGCGCAGCCGACAAGCAGATGGAAGAGGTCACTCCTGCAAAAGTCCGGGCTAAATGGGACCATTCGCTTAGAGCGATTCAAGAGCAAAGGCAGCAGGCTGCACTAAACCAAAAGTTTTTGCTCAACAAACACTGGTCTTATTGGAACCGTGGGTCGGGTCGGCTTGAAGAACTCCCTCGACAACCCGAACGTGTCCGTGCGACCATTGCACGTATCGGTCCCGACTCCAACCGAATGATTGCAAAATTAACTCAGAACGCTTTGACATTTGAGGTTTGGCCTGACACGCCAGACGACGCAGCAATCCAAGCATCCAAAGTGGCAGAGTCAGCAATCAACCAAGTTTGTCGCGATGACGACTGGGAAGATATCCGATACGACAACGCTTCCACCATTTGGTGTGGAGGGTCCGGCGCAATCTGTGTTGACTGGGACCAGAGTATTGGTGAACCGATTGGGCAAGATCCCGAAACCGGTGAATACATTTTGTCCGGTGGCCCACAAGTCACTTCTCTGTCAATCCACGAATTTGCTGTAGAACCCGGAACTCGAAACGCAGAAAAAGGACGCTGGTGGATTCGGGGCTTAGCTCTCCCTCCAGGAGAAGTACAAGAAACATACAATTTGGTGGATCTTCCTAAAGCTGATGCACGCGCAATTGACTCTGTGTGGCAAGCAGCAGACGGTGAAAGAGCATCAAACGTCCCGTTGACAATGGTCTACGTCTATTACGAACGACCTAACGGCAACAGCGAAGGCCGAATTGTAACGATTGTCAACGAAATGATTGTTGATCAAAGCCCCTGGTATTTCCCATTCCGTGACCGTCTCAATCTTTCTGTTGGCATTGTTCAACCAATCCACGGACGCTGGTACGGGCACACACCAGTCACCGACGCTGTACCTATCCAAGCAGCAATCAACGCTTCGTGGTCATCAATTATTGAACACATGAAGCAGGCCGGTAACGCACGGCTTTGGGTTCCTGAAGGTTCCGTCGATAATCTTGCAGACCTTTCCGACCTACCAGGCGAATCAGTCGAATACAACCCAATCAACGGGATGCACCCACGCTACGAATCGCCACCTGTCATGCCTGAATGGTGGATTCGTCAACCTTCAATGCTCGGTGGAGCAATGGACGACGTACTCGGTGGACACGACATTTCCCGAGGCCAAGCACCTACCGGAGTCGAATCTGGTATCGCAATGTCAATCTTGTCCGAAAACGACGACACACCGGTAGGACGATTCGGCAAAAATCTTGCCCACATGTGGGGTCGTGTTGGCTCAATGGTCTTGGCTTTAATGGAAGTCAGAGTTATGGATCAACGAGTTGCGTCAATCAAAATGCCTGACGCACGAATCCCTCAGATTATCAAATGGTCCGGCAACACTATTGCAGGACATACAACCGCGTACGTTCCCGAAGAAGCATTTTCGATGCGTGGGCGTGCAGCACAATCTGCGTGGGCAATGCAACTCTTTGATCGTGGCATTATCAAATCTGTCACCGAACTTTCAAAGGTGGCAGACATCCCGAATCAAGGCGACATTCTTGCTGCAACCGATCCTGATACGGCCCGTGCGCTAAGAGAGAACGCGTTCCTGTCATCAGGTAACCCTCGAACCGTGGACACTGTTGACGATCATGCAAACCACATTTACCATCACCGCAACTTTGTTCGCTCCGAACGTTACGAACATCTTGACCCACAAATTCAACAGTTAGTACGCACACACATTTTGGCTCACGAAATGTATGCAGC